TCAGCGGATCGCACGGGTCGCCGAAAGGCGGCCGTAAAGCGCGATGAGACCGCCAATTCCGCCGGCCACGGTCATCAGGCCGTCGGCCAGCTCACCGTGAAGTCCGGCGGGCAGATCAAAGCCGGCAATGGTGAAAAGCGGGGCGAAGACCGCAATCAGCGCGCCCCATATCGTGCGGGATTGATACCACGGTTTGGTACTGTCCATCTTGTCGTCCTTTGCTTTGTTTTCAGGCATTTATGAAAGCGGGAGAACGGCCTGTGCCGCCACTCCCAGGGGCACCGCGCGGCCGAGCTGGCGGACTCGCACGGAAATGTGATCCCGCAGCGCCGGAAAATCTGTGAGTTCGGCTGTTGCTGGATAAAACCAGAAGGGTTCCGAGACGTCGGCGGTACGCCGCACCTCGTCGCCGTCCATCACCTCCACCCGATAACGTTCGAAAGCTTCATCCAGCGGAATTTCGCTTGCGTCCCAGCCATCGGCGTCCATCCGCCCCCGGCGTTTCCAGCTGATGAGAACGCCATCCGTTTTTCGCAGGCCGGCAAGATGCACCGGCGCAAGCGGCGTCAGCGCCCGAAATCCGGCCTCGACGGAGAAAGGCCCGACCGGCGCACCGGCCTGTTCCGCTGCCTCGACAATCCAGTTCATTCGCCGGCCACGCTCTCCGGCGAGCAGACCGAGAGGCTGTACCGCGGCATCCAGAACAACCACGGGCGCCCCTGCCGGGGCACCGGTGGCCAACGCGTCTTCCGTGCCGGCAAGGCCGCGCAGGAGAACAGAAAGCCGCCAGCGCGACCGCGCGGTTTCCTCTGCCTTCGCGAAAGCGACGATTTCCCAGACACCATTCGCCGCCCTCACGGCGATGCGGTTCTCGCCGTTCAGCACCGAAAGCGGTTCGGCCGATGCAACTTCGCCGAAAGGCAGATCGAGCACGATGGTATTTGCACGGTCGAAGCGACCGGAGGGTCCAGGCTTCAGCGGCATTGCCAGCGTTGCGATCCTGGCCGGACGGTCGAGCACGACGCGCTGGCCGTATCCTTCCGTGCCTGATGAGGCCGAGACGACGATGTGCCGCCAGGGTTTCGCGAAGGCGGCAACTCGCGCCGACTGCTCGGCCGCCGCACCGTCCTGATACGGCAGATCGAGAAACAGCACTTCCGGCGCGAAACCCTCGCTGCCGCTTGCGCCATGGGCACGTCGCTCGTCCGCCACACCGGCAAAAGTTGACAAGGCCGGGGAAAAGGCCCGCGCTTCCACCTGCCGCACCGCGCCATCCTCGATACGGCTGACCATGAACCGACCTGCGGGCGCCTGCGGAAAGGCGTCCGCGGAGAGACGGATGCAGTCACCCGGTTCCAGCGCAATCTGCCCCGGCGGCAGGGCAAAACGCAGGCTGCGCCGTGCCTGGCGGCTGTCACGCAAGGCCGCCTCGATCGCCGCTTGCGCCGTTTCCGAAGATAGAGCGGCGTTGAGATCGAGCCGCATGACACGGCTGCCGGCATTCTCCACGCGCCGCGAACGCACGCTCGCCTGCTCGTAGTCCAGCGCCGGGTTGAACGAGGTCAGAACGGCTTCCGCGGGGAAATCGCTGTCGTGGCCGCGATTTTCCGACCACAGCGGTTCACCCTCCAGATCGGCGAGAATGGAAAGATCCCGAACGGGCGTGACAGCCCCGTTGCGGGAGCGGAAACGCAGGGTGCCGGCATCCTCCGCCACATCCAGCTGAAATGCCGCGATCAGCGGCTCCAGCAGGCTGCGGGCCGAAGTTACCTCGCCTTGCACATAACCGATGAGATCGCCGCTGATGGCGGAGACGTCGAAAGCGGAAAAGCCGTGATCCGTCAAAATGGCGGCGATGGTGTCGGCAAGCGTCGCCGTTCCCAGCCGACCGTTCAGCCAATGGCCCGTGCGCCAGTTACCGCCATCGCTCCACGTTGCACCGTTTTGCGGAAAAGCCGGGAAAGGCCGCGCATCCCAGGTCCACAGATAGATCCGGCTCGTATCCACCATCGCGGCATCGCCATTTTCCCAGTGCCCCAGATGCGCCTCCAGAAAACGCCGCTGCTGGCTGTCCGCCCTGCTTTTGCGTGAAAAATGGGGAAAGGCGTTTTCCGCCGATTTCGGATCGGGAAAGACATTGGGGCGTGTCGCGCTCTTGTCCACCGCCGGGCAGCCGAGTTCCGTAAACCAGATGGGCTTCGAGCCCGGCCTCCATGCGGTTGGCGTGGTGCTCTCCTTCCCGCCGGGCCGATCATAATGGAGATTTTCCCACCAGTTTCGAAGGTCCTTGTAGCGGAATACCCATGGCTTTGCCGTTGTGCCATCGGCAATGGGGGTTCGCCGCCGGGCCGTGCGGTCGGCTTCGCTTGCATAAAACCAGTCGAAACCCTCGCCAGCCGTAACGGCGCGGCGGAAGGCCACAGCGTCATCCGGGCCGGTCATGCCGTCAGGATTGCCGTTTGCGGCATCTTCGTCGCGCCAGTCGGAAAGCGGCATGTAATTGTCGACGCCAATGGCGTCGATGTCTGAACTCGTCCAGAGCGGATCGAGATGGAAGAACACGTCCCTCGAGCCGTCGTCCGGCTGGTGACCGAAATATTCGCTCCAGTCCGCAGCATAGGTTAGTTTCGTCGCCCTTCCGACGACAGCCCGTACATCGCGCGCGAGCCGCACCAGCGCCTCCACGAAGGGAAAGGCGCCGTTGTCGTCGCGCAACCCCGTCAGCCCCCGCAGTTCGGAACCGATCAGGAAGGCGTCGACGCCTCCCGCTTTTACCGAAAGGTCGGCGTAATGCAGCACCATGCGTCGATAGCCCTCGGCGCGGGAACAGAAACGATCGATCTCCAGCCGCGCACCGGCGGTACGATCGGCCGATCCGGGCCTCCCGGGTGCGGGAAAGCAGGTGATGCGCCCCCGCCAGGCATAGGCGTCCTGTTCGGCCTTGCCATAGGGATCCGGCAGCCCGTTGCCCGCCGGCACGTCCATCATCACAAAGGGATAAAGGCAGACCTTCAGGCCCCGCGCCTTGAGGTCGGCTATCGCCTGCAGCACGCCTTCATCATTCGGCGTGCCGCCATAGGCGGGACCGCCATGATGATGGCTGACCGGGTGCGCGCCGGCGCGTGTCAGGCCGGCAACGGACCACGGCGCCGTCTCGCCCTCCCGGTCCCCCACTTCAACACCCGGCAGGATGCGGCATTCGCCCGCCCGCATATCCGTGCCGAACCAGCTCACCACCAGCGCCACGCTTTGAAGAGCGGGGCAAAGCGCCTGCAATTCATCGATGGCAGCGCGCCAGTCCGTCTCGGCCGTCAGGCCGTTACGGTTCATCACGCGGCTTTCACCCATGCCCGTATGCTCGGAAACCGGCACCGTTGCGTAACCATGTTCGGTTGAGCCCGGAATGACGGTCACGGCGCGGATCGACTTCTCCAGCCTGCCGACCGGCCGCGCCACCTCGAACTGCATGAGCGGAATGCGGTTGCCATAGGCTTCAAGCGGCAGGCGCTCGATGACGACATAAGCGAGGCCGCGAAAGGCGGGAGCATTGCCGCTCCCCTGTTTCGCCTCGATCAGCGGATCGGGCAATTGCGTTGCGCTGCCGGGATAAAAGCGCATCTCGATGCCGGTCAGGTCAATTTCGCGCCCATCGGCCCAGACGCGCCGCACGAGGGCCGCCTCCCCCTCGCAGAGACCGATGGCGAGATTGGCGAAATATCGATAGGTCTCCGCCCTTGGGCCGCGGTTGCCTTTGCCACCACGTCTCTGCACGACACGGCTTTCTTCGAAACGTGTCGCCCAGATCAGGGTGCCGCCGATCCTCGCCGTACCGTAAAGCCGGTTTATCGCCGCGCCTTCATCCGCACCGGGAATACGCGCGGCCGAGAGCCGTGCCCCGGACACGGTACGACCGTCTGAAAGCAAGGCGCGATCCACGGCGTTGCCAGCCAGCGCGCCGGCCGCACGCCCGATGATCGCTCCCACGGGCCCAAAAATACCGCCGAGCGCCGCACCTGCTGCCTGAAATAGTATGGTTGCCATGCCTGCCTCAAAAAATCTCAGGGATCGGGAAATCGGAAAACGCCGGCGATGCGCCGTTTCCAGCATGGCACCAAGGCGGAACGCACCACCGCCGCCTGCTCATAAGCGTGGATGAAATGCCGGGATTCCGCGAGGATGCCGAGATGTTTGGCCGCCGCATCGGCCCGCCAGCGGAACAGCAGCAGGTCTCCGGGCTTTGCCTCGTCCAGGCCCGAAACGCTAGGAAAATGCCGTTGCACGGCCGCCATCAGCCGGTCCTCACCACAGCGCTCGGCCCAGTCAGGCGCATAGGGCGGCGGAAGTTCCGGTTCGCTGCCGTAGAGTTCGCGCCAGACGCCTCGGATCAGGCCGAGACAATCGCAGCCAACGCCCCTTAGCGACGCCTGATGCCGATAGGGTGTGCCGATCCACGGCTCGGCCAGCGCCAGCACCTTGTCTCCCGTCTCGCTCATGGGAACAAGGCCCCGCCGTCGTGGGTGTGACCGCCGCTGGCATAAGAATAGGCGAAATCCGCCCCTGGAAGATGGGGAAAGCTGTCTCCCGGCAACGGCGCCTCATCCGGTGGAAGCCAGAAAGAAAGAAGCACGCCGCCATTGCGCTGCTCATGGCCATCGAGATCGAACCCGCGCCCTGCAAGCGGACCGGTGAGAAAACGCACCTTTCCCCCGTTGAAAAAACCATCCGGGAAAGCATCGAGCCCGGTTGCGACGAGATTGCCGGCCGCGTCCACCGCCACCACCCGGGCATTGCCGGTGAACCGCGCCAGAGCAACGCCGCAGCGTGCGTCTCCCAGCGCGGCATCGCAGCGCCGTCCATAAACCCGCCCCTGCGGCTGGTTGAGGCGATGGGCGAAACTGCGCAGCTCGGCGCGAAAGGACCCGCCCGCCCGGGTTACGTCGCCGATCTCGCGCAGGGAGAGAAGCACATGCTCTTCCGGAGCCTGCCAGTTGACGAGGTAAAGCTCCACTCTCGCTCCGTCGAAACGGCCGGCGGCAAGATCCCCTTCTGAAATCGCCTCGCTGGAAAAACCGCCTGCCACTTCACCCGCGCCGGCGCCGAGCCCGGTTTCGCTGTCATTATCGCTGGCCGAAAAACCGCTGGCGGCCAGAAAGGCCGTGCCGGCGACGAAAAGCGCCTCGTCATGATCGGTGAAGCCGATTTCGGCGCCATCCTTCAACGTCACTTTCCAGCAATGGCAAGTGGTCGTGGCATCGCTTTCAAGATGCCCGGCAAGGGCGGGAGCGATCGTTTTCATGGCTGGATTTCCATCAGCGGAATGGCGGGAATTCGCCCGGCTTCGAAGGCGGTGAGGTTGATGTCGATGCGGTCGGTCGCGAACCGTACCGGTACATCGAATTCATAGCCGGCACGGACCACCGCACCGGCGGGCGGAACCTTTCCGGAACCGAATGTCACCATACCGGTCGCGTAATCGCAGGACACATCCGAAGCGGATACGGGGACACCCTCGACCGATACGAGGACGGAGCCCTCGGCAGGCTTTTCCACCCGGCGGGTGAAGAAGCCACCCGCATCGGCATAGGTCTTGACCAGTTGAAACCGCACCGTGACGCCATCACCCACGCCGATCCTCTGATCGGTCGATGCCGGCGTGTCTCCCGGCGGGCAGGATTTGAAGTCCACGGGATCGCGAAAACGAAAGCCGTAAAGCTCGCCGCGCCGCGCTTCGAAAAAGGCCAGCACCTCATAGAGATCGGTGAGCGAGCGGATGCCCGAGCCGGCGTCATAGGCACGCCTGGCATTTCGCCAGCGCTGATTGCGGCTTTCCCGCCCATTGGAAAGATTGACGATGTCGGTCCGTCTCACCGGGCCGCCGCTCACACCGAGCGCCAGCCGCAGCGGAAACCGCACTTCATGAAATGCCACCATGTCGTTGTTCCTAGATTCATTTCGCTGTTCGGGGTGTGCCGGCCGCAGGCCCTCATCCTTCGCGGTTGTCCATGCGGGACAGGGACAAGGTCTGCATATTACAACCCACGCTGGCCGCGCCCGACGCTGCGCGCCAGCATTGCGGCAATCTGGCCTTCGCTTTTGCGGAAGCTTGCCGCATCCGTCGCCGTGACGTTGAAAATGATCTGGGACCCGCCGCCGGCGGAAGGCGCCGCAACACCGAGTGCACCATCCGGGCCGCGCTTCAGAGGCAATATGGCTTCCGCCCCTGCTTCTCCCATCAGGCCAAGCCCGCCGCCCATGGGAAAAAACGCCGGGCTGGAGACGACACCACCCTCGGCGAAAGGCGTGACGCTGCGCCCCGGCATCCCGCCATCGGCGAAGGCGAAGAGCGAGCCGCCGCCGTTCAACAACCCGCCGACGGCATTGCCAATCATGGCCTCAAAGGGTTTGAGCCCGGCGGAGAGCGCGATGCCCGACAGCCGCTGCCCAAGGCCGCGCAGCACATCGTCCAGCCCTTTGCCGCCTGTCGTTGCCGCCTGCAGTGCAGACGTCAGCGCCGCTCCGAACCGTTCGGAGCGGCGTTCGAGATCGCCCATCACTTCGGACAGGGCTTCCGCCTCCTCCCGATTTTCCGCGATCGATCCTTCACCCGCCATCGTACCTGCCTTTCCGATTCAAACTGGAGCTTCTTCGCGAAACGATGATCGGATGCGTCCCTGTCGGGAAAACGCCGCATCATCGCCTCCATCTCCTGTCGATCGGGGCCGTGTGAACCGGAGCGCACGCCGCCCGTCATGGCGAAAAACTCTCTGGGCGTCAGCCGCCAGAAGACTTCGGAAGAAAGCCGCAGCAGGCAGAAACCCGCATGGAGAACCGCATCCCAGGGAAAGGGGCGCGGCGTCGCATCGCCTGCTGCGGCATTCAGGGGTCCCGCGGCGTCTCCCCTTTCAAACCGCCGAAGGTGGCGGTCAGAAGTTCGGCGACGATGGCGGCATGGCCGGCAATGCCACCCTCCACCGTGGCGCCGGCAACATCCTCATCCGAAAAAACATTACCGGCGCCGCGCAACCCCGCGCCGATCACCCGGATCATGTCGGTGGCCTTCATGCGTCCGCTCGCAAAACGTTCGGCAAGCGCTGTCAGGTCATCGACTTCGAAGGCGGTTTCGAGCTCGGCAAGCGCGCCGAGCGTCAGGCACAATATGCGCCTCTCGCCGTCGAACAGCGCTTCGATCTCGCCGCGATGGCGGTTCGCCCGCCCATAACGCAACCCTTGCGGCATCACAGCGCTCCAAAGGTCAAAAGACCGGCCGATTCCAGCGCGATCTCAAATTGCACTTCGCCATCGTGACGGCCGGAATACTCCAGCGCCACGATCTGGAACGGCCCGATAATCGTGCCGAAATCGGGTATGACGATCTGCCAACCGGGAATGGTGCCCGCGAAAAACGCGCCCCGCACGAGCGCATCGCTCGCCGCATCCTTGAATATGCCTGACGCCGTCAGCGCGGCCCTTTGCACGGCGGCACCCGCCAGCAACTCGCGCCAGCGCCCGACGCTTTCCCCATCGGTGACGTCCACCGCCTGGGCGTTAAAGGCCAGCCGCCGCGTTCTGAGCCCGGCAACAGTGACATATGTTCCGGCATTGTTGAATTTCAGCAGAAAATCCTTGCCCTTCTGCGCCACCATCCTGTTTCCTTCCGTTTCGATTGCGGTTGCAGGGTGTTGCGGGCCTGCGACCAAAAATGTTCCTTGCCCTCGCATTGTGCGATCTTACCATGTCCGATGCTGCTTCCCCGACGTTCCGTACACGCCTTATCGGCGTGCTGGCGCTTGGGCAGGTCGTCAGCTGGGGTTCCGGTTTCGACATGCTGGCCATTCTCGGTCCACGAATGGGCAGCGAACTCGCCATCGCCAACGAAGTCGTTTTTGCGGGCCTGACCGTGATGATGACCATCAGTGCGCTTTGCGGGCCGCTGCTCGGGCGGATGCTTGTGCGCCACGGCGCAGCGCCGGTGCTGGTCAGCGGCACCCTGCTTTTTGCCTGCGGCTTCGCGCTGCTTTCTTTTGCAGGCGGCGTGACAAGCTATCTGCTGGGCTGGGCGGTGATGGGCTTTGCCGGCGCGTGCGGGCTGACAACGGCGGCACACACCGCGGTGGTGGAGCGCGTCGGGGCGGAAAGCGGTCGATCCCTGACGCTGCTGATGGTCTTTACCGGACGCACCGCGCTCCTCGATGGAGCGGCGGAAGGCGCCGCGCTCGATCACATCCCGGCCGAGATCGATCTCGCCAAAGACGCTGGCGTAACCGGAAAAAGTGCCGTCGCCGGCAATGCCGCGCAGTTCCAGATTGGCGAATTTACGCGTGGCGGGACGCGGCCCGCGATAGGCGTGCATGGGTAACTCCTGCGATGTGAGGGGAGTATCAGGCGCGCGGGCGGGCGCTGTAACGGTCGGCGATGCGCACCAGCACGCCCAACCCCCACCAGGCCCCCATGCTGGCGGCGGCGGAACCCGCCACCATGATTTCGCGACCCGAAAGCGCACCGGCAATATCAAGCTGCTGCACGATCCACAGGCCGGTAGGCCCGCCGAAGATCATGCCGCAGGAGACCCCGGTGATAAAACGGCTCGCGGCCTCGCGTTTGCTTTTCGGCAGGAGATAAACGAGCGATACACCCGCGCCCGCCACGGCGCCGGTGATGCGGGCGGCCCAGATGCCGGCCTCATTGGCGAATTCAGACATGGGTAATCATTCCGTTCTAGGATGTTGTCATCGGGCGGACGCGCCGCGTCGCACGCAGCCGCTTCCTGCGCGCCTGCACCGGGTGATTTTACGAATCTTCGGAATCGCTTGGACGGATGAGCTCACAAAGAGAATCCGCTTCTTCAGACAATGCTTGAACCGTCAAAGCGAAAGCAAACGCCGTCCGTTCAATAACCGACGGCCTCGCGTTTTTCCTCGTCGCTCAGGAACGAGGCTGCGCCGATGCGTGTCCAGAGCGCGTCCCGCTCGCCCGCGAGCCCGGCAATCCGGTCGAGATCGGCTTCCAGTCGCAGGCCCACGCCGAAGATCGGCGCAAGCCAGCCGCAAAGCCTCGCCGCCGTGCGGTTGACGAGCGGCAGCACGGTGAGGCGATAGAAGGCGCGGTTTGCTTCCTGGTAATTGGCATAGGTATTGTCGCCGGGAATGCCGATCAGCATTGGCGGTACTCCGAGTGCGAGCGCGATATCGCGGGCCGCGCCGTTGCGGGCTTCCAGAAAGTCCATGTCGCGCGGCGATAGTCCCATCGCCTTCCAGTCCAGCCCGCCCTCCAGAAGCAGCGGCCGGCCGGCATTCATGGCGCCCTGATAGCCCTCCTCCAGCTCGAGCTTCAGCCGTTCATATTGTTCGGCGGAAAGATTGCCGCCTTCCCGCGGCTGATAGACCAGCGCGCCGGAAGGCCGGGCGGAATTATCGAGCAGGCGCTTGTTCCACCGGCTGGCCGCGTTGTGAAGATCAAGCGCCGCGCCGGCGGAGGCGAGCGGCGCGAACCCCACCCGGTCATCCAGCGGATGGAACAGTTTGAGATGCAGCAGCCCCAGCCCGTCCCGCTCGGCGGCGATGCGCCGCGTGGCCCGGCCTTCGGCGCGGTAATCATAAGCCGCCGGCCAGCCATCCGGCCCTTCGACAATGCTGAGCCGGTCAGGCCGGAGAAGATGCAGTTCACGCAGCCGCCCGCCGATCACAAGCGGCTCGACATAGGCGTTTCCGGCCAGCATGAGGTGGCCATAAAGCGCCTCGAAGAAATCCGGCCCGCCCATGTGCGCGCCCGGCCTCGCCAGAAGCGCCAGCAGCGGATGATCGCCTATCTCGTCATCGCCGTCGTAAAGCAGCCAGTTCACCGACGCGGCCGCTTCCGCCACCATGCGGGCAGCCCGGTGGGCTACGGGATTCGTCATGAAACCCTCACGGGCAAGCGCGGCATAGGACCGGCCGGACCAGAAGGCCTGTCCGCCCTGCATGGCCACGGCCATGAAGCCGCCAGCCATTTTCCGGTTTTCGGGCATGGCGTTGCCATCCGCCGGGCGCTTGCGCGGCAGGGAAAAGGGAAATCGCAT